CCTTTACGGGGGCCACCCGTTTGGTGGGGGATCAGCCCCCCTCACTGGGGGGGGGGGTGCGTTAAGCCCCTGTCTCGCAAGACACCTTGCCCTTGGAAATTCACACAAAGAGTCCAATGTAGGCTGCGAACAGCCCTACGCCCAGGAGGAGGCGGAGCCAACGGAACTTGGCTCTACGCAACCTCTGAGTGAACTCTAAAGACTGGTATGGTTGTGACATGATTTCCACCATGTCGACAGTCAAGTCTGGTGTAAGGGGGAGAGGGTCTTGGCGTGACGAAGGATCCCACAGGAGAGCCAACGCCAACCTTGCCCATCTCCTATTTCCACTACGCATTATGCGGACGCGGAGGCGGCGCTGCTTGGTTCGCCAGTAGCCTAACCCACGCATCCCCATGGCCTGTAAGGCCTTTTGCGTTTCAAGTAGGGTCTTCCTTGAGTCTGCTGTCACTCTTAAGCAATCAGGGCCATGAATGCCGACAAGGATGTTTGGCAGAGCCTCTAAAGGAAAGGTGATGGTATTCCCCTGAACCTCACACATGACCTTCGTGTCGGGCGGTTCACCCGTACTGAAGAGCAGGTCGAGGAAAAGTCCTATCAGGACATAGCGAACCACTGGGTGCTGCGGATACAACAAGATGTACCCCCCAGCGGTAGCTATTGGGTCACGGTACTCGCTCGCGACGCGAGCCAGCATCCTTTTTGCATCACAGGATAGGAAGTAAGCCTTGCGGGGCTTGCCTCCAAATTTGGAACAAACGTTGCACTCAGCCAGCCATGATGAACACGTCTCAATGGTGTCTACAGAGGCGTGCATCTTGGGCTCGCACTCGTACCCGTAGGCAGCGAGCGCGGCCTTCAACTCATCACTGGGATCTGATTCGCCCCGTTCGTAAATGATGATTGTGTCATCCCCATGGATGAGGAAGGAGGGGTTTTCCAGCCCGATCCGTCTACATGCACTGGCCACCTTGAGGTAGCACGTGATGGAGTTGGAGGAGCTAGTGGTCAACACCCCCGAGGCACGGCACTTCCTCCACCCCACCTCCTGCCCGTTCCGGTTGATCATAGGACCCTCGGCATAATACTTGCCCAGAGCCCTCACAAGACCCGGTTCGGGAGAGGCGGCGGCGTAGAGTTCAGTTTCGCGCTCCACATCCTCTGAGGTAATGGAAGAGTCAAAGCAGACGGCGTCAACCGATATAGCGGCAGGCTTTACCTTTGAGTTCCACATATCTAAGATACGTTGCACACGTTGTTGGGGTGTGTACTGGAACCCGTAAGCCTTCCCCAATATGGCTTTAGCCACCTTACCTGGATCTCCCATTATCATCTTCTCGGCTACCCGGAACTCCAGTGAGGGGTAACAGATTAGTCGAGGTGGTTTGTGTGTTTTCTTGTCTTGGAAGAACACTTCCTGTTTTGCAGTGAGCATGAAGGGGTGAACCTGCATGCCAGTTTGAATGGAGTCAATGGTTTCCAGAACCTTCTTCTTGGCCCACGCAGTGGGCAAGTCCTTAACCCTCATCTTGGTGTTGTGAGCCGGAGCGGCGCGTGGTCTGACTCGTCGAATCGCCTCCTCATAGGTGTAACCCTGCGAGGGGAAAGCCGTCTTCGCCAGAGCCAAGGCGTTCCGGTAGGTTTCAGTGAAGTAGGCATCAGGCTTGAAGGGCCGACGCTCGCGCGTGACCTTCTCAACCCTGAGACCCACGTCTCTCATGTCAGTTATGTAAGCTTTGGTAGCGTCCAAAGAAACATACCGGCCTATGGGCCGCGTAATGGGGGGAGGCTTCGACTCCCCACAAGCCAGCGGCGCTCCAGACCAGATGTAACTGTAGCCGCACTTGGTCTCCTCTGAGGGCATGGCGCACACTATGCGGATAGTCCGGTCCTCACCGGCAATCTCCCCAAGTGTCGCTGACCAGGGCACCGTAGTACCTTGGCTAACAGCCCAGTGGTCCTTGGTGGGGAAGCCTCCCAGCTTCGCCACGTCGGCAACACTAAGGCCGCTGGAGTAGTAGGCGCGCACCGATTTGTCACAGCAACACCTACACTCAATATGCCACTGTAGAGGGGGTGTGTAAATTGGTACAGGACTGACAGGTCGCTCAACCGTAGAAGTGGACGAGACGGAGGCAGTCGACTTAGCACGCATCTTGCGACGCATGCGTCGAGCCGCCCGCCTGGCCGCAGCTCCCACGGGAGCAACTGTTGACAGCACTAATGAGGGCAAGCTAGCCGCTCGTGCCAGAAGGCCAGGTTGCGGCGTCTCAGGAGACGACGCTATTGGTGCTTCGCACGGCTGGTATGGTGACTCCATGTCATTGGTGTTCAGGTCCACATCCACCATGTCATAGACGCTGACGGGCGTGGCAGCCTTGACGACCTCGAAGGACGAATCCCCCGAAGCCGCACAAGACTCAACAAGCCTCGCTACAGCCTCCCGTTCGAACAACTCCTCCTCACTATCCTCCAATGCAGGCATCTCAGGATCGGTCAGAGGCGCCGACAGGTCACTTGTTTGGCTTTCGGGGTGACATGGGAGAGGGTAAGGTGACCGCACCTCACCCACCCAGTCTCCTGCAGGCTCACCATCAGAGTTGCAGGGCTTTGCAGTATCCGGCACGACCACTTTCTGAGCCTGAGCCTCTCCGGCGGGCGGGGCGGACACAAACAGTTCCAGAGGTAGAGGGGCGGGATCGCCGTCAACCAGCAACCGCGACCCCCCACCATAGATCATTGTCGGGTAATGAACTGGTGCAGTCCAAGTGACACCCACTCCGTTCACGAAGGTGGGGGGGAGGGCACACATTCGCCTCAGCCTATGGCGGCTCAGCGAGCCACAACTAGCCCGCTTTACCCGCCACAGCCCCGGCGAACGCTTGACCTCCACCCACTGAGTGATGTCATACGCCTGCAAGGTAGTAGTTTTCTCAAGGTCAGGGTCAGGACTCGCGCCCCCACCATGACCCAAGGTGTTCACTGGGATGGCCAACCCGAACCAGTTTCGGCAAAGACGGGAAGAACACGTCTTGTGTACAACCCATCCAGACCTAATAGTGGCCGTGATGACAGCACCGCAGCCGCAGTGAGCCTCAACCTGCCCACTACCCTTCCACTTTCCAGTGTACCCTCGCGAGCAACTGTAGATTGGGAGGGTTAAGGAGGGAAGCCTCTCGCGGATCGCGGTGGCCAGTGCGTTGAGGAACCACCTCAAGGCGGAAACAAAATCACCCACGAAGGAGCATCCGGTTTTGGTCTCCTGATCCTCCTGCTCCTCCGCGGTAAGGAGTGATGCCACTAGCCGCGACAGCGACATACGGTGGAGAAGTTGACGAGCGCGCTCGCGGACGTCTAGATGTTCAAAGAATCCGTCGGGCAACGCGGCCCCCTTGGGGAGCATTGTCAGTATCCGGTTAACCCACCTGTCTGAGATTCCGTCACGGAGAGCGAAATGGAGAATCGTGCCGATGGCTAGGCCAGCTATGCCACCCCCAGGACTCCCCACACACGCAATTCCGTACCAGAGATCTTTCTTCTCCCACTTGCCGGACCATAAGTCGAACGCCAATGAGGCCCCAGTGGCGACCGCCTCCCAGCCGGCAATGACAGATAGAACAGTCTGGAACACAGCCATGCTGCCCATAGCCCCGCCCACCATGTAGCACGCGGCCATCGCAGCACCTGTAGAAGCCTTTCCAAGGGAGCCGCCAGCAGCTCCCGTGACTAGAGCGGCCGCTATACGACCCTCCAGCTTCAGTCCCTGTTGCAAACCCATCACCATTGAGGCCACAGCTGCGAGAGGCGGGTTGCGCCCAGCCGTCCAAGCAGCTACCCCGACGGTGACAAGAGAGGTGAAGTGATTGCAAATTTTGCTCCACAGCACTTTTAGCGCCTCGGGGGCCGTGAGGTCCCCAATTTGCGACAAACCAATCTTAGACAAGTCAGGCCTCGTGGCGAGCGCCTCCAGGGTTCCCCCGGCGGCGATGCCACACCCGTCTGGGTCAAGACATCTTGCTGTGGTTGGTGTGGCCAAATAATGGGCCCACAAGTTGCGGGCCTTATCGCAGCACTCCGTGGTATACGCTGCGAGTTTTGTACCCGAGACAGTCCTCTTTACCCCTGCCAGAGTGGCTGAGATAGTTCCCAGCCCCTCCCAACCGAGTTGTGTCTCTAGGGTATGTACAGCCTCTCGAGCAGTCTGAGAGTCGCGGGGACAGGTTTCACCCTCGCCAGTAGGCTTGTCACCAGTCGGTGGCCTGAAGGCCCCACCGGCATAGCTAGCGAGTTCCGCCTGCCGAGCTCCCACGAAGTCATCATAACTGTCGACCTGGTCAAGCGTAGAGGGATAGCCACCCCCCTCTATCCTCCAAGTAGTGACTATGACCAACGTGCCTGTGCTGGAGGCCAGCACGCAAGCCGCAGCGATTCCCACACCTATCAGGAGGGCCGGTCCCGACCCGTCCGTCATCGTGTTGGAAACCGCGACCCCTAAGCGGCTCACGAGGTCATCGATGATGTGGTGGCTGCAGACGCGCTCTGGGAGGTCCCCCCCCCAACGCATCAGCAGCGGCGTCGGGTTCTTCCCTTTTATGCCCTTCCATAGAGGGGACTCCCCGGGGGGGGCCGCCTCATTTTCTAGGCACAACCGCCTTTGCACACCCACCAACAGAGGCCACTGTACACCTGCCGTCCTAGCCCTGACGACTTCCGGATCCATCCTGAACGACACCAGTCCGTCCATGAAGGCCACAGCATCCGGCAAACTCCCTCCGACTTGCGCAGTGTACGGACACTCGCCGAAGGCCCTGATACATTCGGCGGAACGTGCAGGCTCCAGACCAAACCACACAAGTCCGGTCTCTACTGCAGACCACATAACTCCCTCTGGGACAACCCCCGAAGGGGCTGAGCCAGCCAGGCAGTAGTAGTACGTCCCATCCTTTCCCCGGCCGCATCGACCTCGCCTCTGCATCCTCACGTCAGCAGTGGCAGGGACGCATGCCAGAGACATGGCTATTGTAGGATCCAAGGTCACCTCCACACACTCCTCAATCATGATGTTACAGTCCGTCACAGTGTCGAAGTTCCCGGAGTACCCACTCATGAGAGCGTCTGTAGCCACTACCACTATGTCACCCTCTTCAGGTATGACGGAGGGGTCACGACCCCTATAGTAGTAGACGGCTTTCACGCCCCCCTTAGTGAGTGCCAGGGCCACTCTTTCGCACTCGACCTTGGAATGACAGAAAATAAGATGCCTGCCCTGCTTGTAGTCACCGGCCATGATCTTATAGCCGTAGAAGTCTATGTCGCCAACACGCGTGAGCTGCCGCTCACGGATGCGGGTGTGGGGCGAGACAGCACTCCCGGCCGGTGTTGCTGTCGCAAAGATGACGAGTTTCACCCCAGCCTTCTGAGCATGGAGGCGCACCATCCCCATACCCAGCACGCTGGTAGGGTCGGTGGAATGGCACTCGTCGCAGATGACAATATCGCAGGCCGACAGAAATTTGTGGGGGTTAGCCATGAAGCGACCATAAGTGGCGTAGGAGAGGCGCGAGTCAGTAACACGGGTAATGGCCGTTGGGCCATGCCCGCAGTAAACCGACGGCGACTTCCCCGTCTGCCCCTTCATGTAAGGACCCAGGGCCCTCACGGTCGCTATGGAAGGGTTGAGCACCAGTACTCGGTGGCCCTGCTGAGCGTACTCAGCCGGCACACGAGTGGACTTGCCTGAGCCGGTTGGCAAGAAGAGCGGCTTCTCCATGTACTGCCCCTTTGCAGGGACAGGAGGAGGCTCCGCCTTCTGTGTCACTTCCGGTGGACTGCATTTCCAAGGGACAATGTAGCAGGCGGTATGGGCGTCTGGACCCTTATGCAGGGCAGAGACCATTATGCCCACTGCGTGCCCCTGGTCACACAGGATAGGAGAGCCAGATGACCCGCGTAGGTCGGAAATGCGGACACTGATGTCAAGCCGCACGCGGTTTTCACCTATTACTTCCCCGTGTATGAGGGCCCCATCATTGCGCAGTACCCATGCGCTCTGGGGTGAGCACGAGCAGGGCTCCAGCGACTCACATCCCTCTGGGACTGGGTACGCCGCGACGTCATCACTGGTGGACCACCATCGCGGGTTAAGGGGACCATGAGGCCCTGCGAGCCTCCGCGCTCGACACGAGTGGTACGTGGTGAACATCAATCCATTCACGCAACTACCCATGGAACGCGTGGTTGTGGTCCCTAGCACACACACATGCCCGGAGTGTGCTGTAGTGTCACGGCCCAGCATGGACGTCAACATCACCTTCAGGAACCCCTTCCCCTGCTGTCGGATTACCAACGGAGCACAGGGGACGGCCCCTTCCGGGAGACAGTCGACATCCCGCAACACCCCCACCATCACAGAATCGCCGCGCCTACACACGACTGGCTTGCCCATCACATTCTGACCGCATGCCAGCGTTCGGGCGGCGTCCCTTATCCACTCACATTCAACCGGTGTGACGCGGGCTGGCTCAAGGAACCCGTCGGCCTCCCTAAGCCGCGCAGCTAGAGCACGTGGGACCTGGCCCATATGCTCATACAGCCACACCCCGCGCCGCCCGCAAGAAGTGAGGAGGCGGTCGAGGACCGGGAGGGACAGAGTGTCCGCTGCCTTCTCCAGGAACCTCGCCAACCTCACAGGCTTGGCGTCGGTGGTAAGCACCAGTTCGACGACCATGTCAGTGCCATCGAGAGCGCCCGCGGCAAGGATGAGCCATAGCACAACCTCAGCGCAGGCGTCTGGCCAGACAAGACAGGCGCCGACCCACAGCCAGTGTGACCAGCGATGGGTATACTCACCAAGAGGGGAGTGATCAACCTGATGACGCACCCACTGATAGAACGTAGCCCATTGCGTGTACAACCACAACTTCCACTCGCGACAACCCACGGTGAGGCTGGCGAGTGAAAGAAGGATCCAACACACAAGGACAGCGAAGCACCAAGGGATGGCCACAGACCAGTCCTGCTCATGACCTTGTAATTCCACGCAGTATTGTGCGCCAAGCACGGAGGTGGTACGCCGCGCGTAGCCCACAAGCAACAAGAGCACAATACCCGCGAGGCCTCGGGCCAGTTTATGGGCCACGAGACAAGCTAACCTAACCGGGCCAGCGAACCTCCAGTAAAACAGCAAGTTCAGCAACCCCAGCACCACCACGTCCCAAGATTGGGCCCGTATGGTCCAGGCCACTAGTGGTGTGCCCACCACCGTGGGTGCCATTGCCGAATCTGCCGTAATAGTAGGAAACTGACCGATCCAGTTGGAAAGCTTGGAACCATAAGATGACAAGGCTCCCGCCACAGTCGTAGTCCAGTTCACAAACACACCAATCCCATCATAGACACCGTTATCCATCCGCTTGAGAGCAGCGTGGAACGGCCCACAAGGGAACCAGTAGCATGTAGGAGCTACGGTGGTCGGGGTAGAAGTAGGTGTTGGCGTGATAGTCGTCGGCTTCGTGGTGGAATCAGCCAGTATGACGTGATGAGCCTGCCACCAAGCCGCAATGACCAGGAGAGGCATGATCTTGGCCTCAGCCAGCTTCATCAGGAAGATGACAATGAAGAGAAAGTCAAGAGCGAGCCACAGCGGTGGTGGAAACCAAACGTCGTAGTCAATCTCCTGCCACCAACCGCGCACGTGAACAAAGCCATCTCTGGGGTCGGTAGAAAGCCATGCATACCCCAAGCAGGTAGCGTAGAAACGTCCCTCACCAACAAACCAGGACTCGAAGCAGGACTGCCACAGGGAGTTAGGCATCATGTCAGCGACGCCACTACCCCATAGGTCGTACGGCTGCATACAAGTGTTAACTGGCCTGCCGGGTATCAGTTCCCAAGCTCCCAACAAGGGGGGAGGCCCCGTCCGAGGGCAGAAAAAGCCATGCCACGTGCCGTCGATGGAGGTGACGACCACGTGCAGCGGCTGTCCGTCACGTGACCAGCGGATGAGCGGTTTCGACTCCTTTGTCCTCCTCTCCCCACTCAAGACCCTCGGGACGCCTGTCCGGGGGTCGTAGTGAAGTCCACTGAGCGCCTCCAGGGTGGCTGTCAACCTAGAGCCCGCTCCACATTCGGTAAACCCCAAGCCAAGGGAACCCGACGTCTCAAAGCAGTCACGGACACAGGCACCACACGCGTGTGGGCGCCTATCAATCGTGCATGAGACAGCGGGAACCTTCCCTCCTGCAAAGATGGTACAAAGAGCAGACCCGTTACCGACTGTATCCCACAGATTCAGGTTGTCCTCTCTGGTGGTCTGAGCTATCCACGTAAGCGACCCCCAACGGCACCTGACGGTCACCTGACCCCCCCTAACTACCCGTGGGCAGCCAAGGGGGAAGGTGTGCCACGGCCGCTTGGGAGTGTTTCGCCACGTCCATGTCAAAGACCGAGCCCAGGTCGGGTTCCAATACCACCAACCGTTTGCACAGTAGCAGTACTGGGACGCGTTCCTCGTACGTGCCGCAAGGAAGGTGCCCCCGTTGCAGCGACACGAGGCCCACGGCTCGTCCGTGGGGTCAATCCGGCGAGGATCAGCTCCCATAGCAATCCCAGAAGTAGCCAGCAACGCAAGCAGGATGGTCAGGCGCTGCTCAAGGCCTAGCAACACGGCCAGGCCGAGCACACCCAAACCACCCCACCACAGAGCCGTCCAAATCTTCGCAGGCAAAGTCAGCAGCCATTCGAGAAGGCCAGGGATCGGGCCCAATGCTTGCTTCAACTCCCACCAGCCCTCGTGCCACGTGACGTTACACGCCACGTTGCAGTCAATGGGCGGAATGGGGTGGTATCCGCGAGTAAAGGCCAGAACGCCCACAAGGCCAAGGGAAAAAGGCTCCCCGAGGCCTAAGACCCCCGCGACGTAAGCTGTCCATGCCGCTGGGATGTAACTGTCCTTGAGAGTGCCAAGGAATGTAGCCGAAGTGAAGCCTGGCCGGAGGGAGATGCCAGGGAAGGGGCTGTCCCAACACACTCCATCGGAGCATATAGAACAGCCCGCTTTAACCCAGCAACCCCCCTCCAGGCACAGGTGGATGTCTGATGCGTCACAGCAGTTGGACAAGAGATAGCGCCCGCCCACTTTGCAGCGGTGGGAGGCCGGGACGTCAAACGCCCCGACCCCCCCCACAAAGAGCAGAAGCCACAACAGCGCCATTGTGCCGGTGTCACGCCTAAACGCAACATTAGCATTGATCGGACGGTGGTGGGGGGGGGGTCACCCGAAGGTTCTTCCCCTTGCCCGGCAGTGCGGTGCCGCGCGCCTCCCCCCGGTATGGCTTGCTTAGAGGGCCGCATGAAGGTGGTGTGGACAGATCCATGACCACACCCCACCCCCCGTATGGATTGTCAACCCGCCGGCTACGCCTACTGTGTCTTTAAAGGCGGCGTTCCGTACTACGAGCGGTGTTTTACCAAGCCCAATGCATACTACGTTTAAGGTGGACCGCAACCACCAACCCTTATTCACACCGGTAGGGTTCACACCTGTGGACCGTGCCAACATGGAGCCGCCACCCGGTCGTCCGGGTTTGGCGGTTGCCCAGGGGGTCACCGACCCCCCAGCTACCAGCAGTCCTAACAAGGAGGGATCTCCTACACCCGGGATTTACGACCTGCCAACCCTGGCAGCGTAGGTCCTCCTCCCCTTCGGACCACGGTGGCAACCACTTAGACCATTCTAGAAGGATGGGTCTCCAAGTGGTCGGTTTCCGGGCTCTCACC